TGTATCGAGATTGGAAGATTCGCAAGTCAATATCTATAATCGCTTAGGAGGCAAAGAGAATGACAACACTTGAAATTATTTTACTCATCACTTCCCTATTATTGTTGGCACTTTATGTGACATCAAAAATGGGTAAAGATCAACCACTTTCTGAGGTGATCAAAGAAGTAAAGAAAGACTTAAAAAACACAGCAGATAACGTGACCGACTTAGTTATCAAAGCAAAGGATATTGTCTTTGATGCAAGCGTTCAAAAGGCTATCAAAGAATTTATCTTAATTGTAGAGGAAAAGAATCAGCTCGCAAAAGTTAAAGGTGAGGCGTTCCTTACAGGGGATGACAAAAAACTCGCAGTTGTATCAAGACTCAGTGAGTGGGTAAGTAATGTCACAGGTTCAACAGAAAAGGCTGTTGAGTTTGTAGAGACCAACCAGTCAAAGATTGAAGCAATCATCAATGACTACATATCCTTTAGTAACAAGATGCAAGGAAGAGCGACTCTGTCGGAAGCAGAAAAACTCATTCAAGAACAACTAAAAAAATAGAAACTGACCTCTGGGAATAATCTCTCGGAGGTCTTTTTTGTTGCCAAAATATGACATTTTCTAGTATTTTTACAAAAACCCGAACTTTTACACGATTTCTGCGGACTTAGATTTAGGAGGTGTTTAGTATGAAAGCGGAAATAAGAGATCAAATCATACAAATGAATGAACAAGGTGTCGGGTATAAAAAGATAGCATCAGAGTTAAACATATCAATTGGATCAGTGAGAAACATTCTCAAGGAGAAGGATGATAGTACCTGCTGCAGATTTTGTAACAAAAAGCTGAGTTTTATCGTGGGGAAGAAAAAGAAAGTGTTCTGCAGCGACTCATGCAGATATCAGTATTGGAACTCGCTAAAGAAAGTGGCCAAGTGATATGAATATGGACCATTTGAATCGATATATCAATGGTGTGAAGGTAATTGAATCGATGTTTCTAAAAGGTATTATCACCGAAGAAGATTTTATTAAAGCAGAGTCAAATTTAGCAAGAAAACACTGTATCAAACCTAATAGCATTTTCAAGCTTAATGACTTGATAAATGAAGCAAAAAGAGTGATTAATAGTAGTACAAAAAAGGAGTGATATAGTGGAAAAAAACATAAGAAAAATTGAAGCAGAAGAGCAAATTAACAAGCTGAAGAGAGTATGTGCATATGCCAGGGTTTCATCCGAAAAGGAAGCAATGCTTCAGTCACTTTCCAACCAAGTCAGCCATTACAACAAAATGATATCTTCCAATCCTAAATGGCAGTTTATTGGAGTATATGCGGATGAGGGAATAAGTGGAACAAAGGAAGATAGACCTGATTTCATACGCATGGTAAATGATGCAAAGGCTGGGAAAATTGATCTCATCATAACGAAGTCAATAAGTCGATTTGGCAGAAACACTGAAACGGTTATAAGGACAATTAGGGAAATGAATGCACTAGGTGTTGATGTCTACTTCGAATCACAAAACTTGCACACGTTATCAACTGATGGAGAGTTTATGCTTACAATTCTAGCGAGTTACTATCAAGAAGAAGCTAGATCGGTGAGCGAAAACATGAAATGGAGAATCAAACGAGATTTTGAGAAAGGTATTGTGTGGGGTGCAAGAGACTTCTATGGATATAAGGTGGAGAACAAGAACTTCATTGTAGTTCCTGAACAAGCTGAAGTCGTAAAAAGAATATTCAACCTTTATATTGATGGACTAGGAATTCTAGCAATCACACAACTATTAAATCAAGAAGGAGTAAAGCCTCTGCATTCGGAAAAATGGAGTTATGGTTCACTTCTGCAAACCCTCAAAAACATCAACTACACAGGAGACCTCATCCTTCAAAAGACATACAAAGAGAATCACTTAACAAAGAAAAAGATTAGGAACAAGGGTGAGTATCATCAATATTATGTAGAAGATAACCACGAACCAATTATCAGTAAAGAACTATTCAAACAAGCAGCAAGAATTAGAAATCAAAGGGCTAGCCACTTTAAGACAAATGCGAACCGCCCAATCAATAGATACCCTTTCTCAAATAAGATTCGATGTGCATGTTGTGGCGGTGGCTATCAACACAAGACTACTCAATATAGCAGCTTCTGGTTATGCACAACGTATAATGTTCAAGGCAAAGAATACTGCAATGGATCTAAACGGATACATGAAAACAGCCTCTATGATGCTTTAAACGATTACTTAGGTATACAAGAATTCGATGAGAAAACATTCAACAGGAAGATTGACTACATGGTAGCACAGGCAGATAACAAGATAGAACTTCACTTGACGAACGGAGCAGTTGATGTGATTACATGGGAAAATCCTACTAGGAAAAAGAGCTGGACTCCTGAAATGAGAGAAAAAGCAAGGTTAGCTGCATTAGACATGCACCAGAAAAGGAGAGAAATATAATGGGCAGAGTTAGAATCATTCCATCGACAATCAACCCCTTGACGCTTCAAAGTATCAATTCATCGGAACGGAGAAAGGTTGCAGCCTATGCACGTGTTTCAACGGATTCTGATGAGCAGTACAGTTCATATGAAGCACAGGTTAAATACTACAAAGACTTTATTCAAGAAAGAGTAGACTGGGATTACGTCAACGTTTATGCGGATGAAGGGATTTCAGGAACAAGCACCAAAAGAAGAGTAAGTTTTAATCTTATGATAAAGGATGCACTTGAAGGAAATATCAACCTCATCATCACCAAATCAATATCCAGGTTTGCCAGAAACACTTTAGATACCATCACACACATCAGAAAGCTTAAGACAGCAGGTGTTGAGGTGTTCTTTGAAAAAGAGAACTTATGGACGTTTGATTCAAAAAGTGAGATGGTGCTTTCCATGCTTGCTGCCATCGCCCAAGAGGAAAGCAGGAGCATTAGTGAGAACGTCAAAATGGGCATACGCTGGGGTTACAAAGAAGGTAAAGTTTCGATGCCTTATAAGAATTTCTTAGGCTATGATAAAGTAGATGGGAAAATAGTCATCAACAAGAATGAAGCTGAGATAGTGAAACTGATTTACCGGTTATTTCTTAGAGATGGGTGGTCAAGATCATCGATTGCAGACTTCCTCAATAAAAACAATTACTCCAAACCTTCAAAGAAAACAAACTGGACCACCTTAAACATCACCTCGATACTAACTAACGAGAAATACAAAGGCGATGCATTACTTCAAAAAGGATACGTTGAAAATTACCTTGACCACACAGTAAAGAAGAATAATGGTGTTCTTGCACAGTATTATGTTGAGAATAGCCATCCTGGAATCATTGACAAAGAAGAATGGAATCTAGTTCAAGAAGAATTGACAAGCAGAGAAAGATTCAGATACTCCTATTCATCAAATAATCCATATTCTTCAAAACTTATCTGCGAATGTTGTGGACATTTCTACGGTGCTAAGGTTTGGCATTCCAACTCACCACACAGAAAGATAGTGATGCAGTGCAATAAAAAGTTCATCAACAAATGCGACACACCAAGCATATCAAAAGAATCGGTGAATGAAAGATTCGTTCAAGCATATAACCGAGTTATGCTAAACAAATCAGAGCTTATTGAAGATACAAATGAATTGGTTACACTGCTTACCGATACCTCTGATATAGATAGCAAGATCCAAGATCTGAATAACGAAATATTGGATATCAAGCTTCTTATTGAAGGGATGATTAAGGACAATACATCAAGGACTCAAAATCAGGATGAATACATGAAACGCTACAATGGACATCTAGAAAAGTTTCAGACACTCAAAGAACAACTGGATGAAGCTCTTATCCAGAGAGAGTTGAAATGCCAAAAAGCAGAAGCAATGAAATCCTTTGTTAAAGAGATTGAAGATAAGCAAGAATTCATTGAAACCTTCGACCCAGTTTTGTGGAATACGATGCTGAATGAAGCGGTAGTTAACAAAGACAATACGGTTATGTTCAAGTTTAAGAACGAGCGAGTTATTACCATTTAATGATAAACGGCCTCAATTACGAGGCTTTTATCAATATGGAGGTATAGACAAAAAGCAATTTTTATTGTATATTAAAGATAGTCCGATAAGGTAAGGGAATTATTTCCTCAAAGTAATTGAGTAACGCGATTTGTATATTAACTCTTTCG